TCTGGTTTAAATTTAGGATACAAACCAAGTTTAGTTGGTGTTGGTGGAATATAACTTCCGTCTGTATTGTCGTATTCATATATTTCAATCAAGTCGTTGATGTTTTTAGTTTTTGTTATTGTAACAAATCCTGCAAACTCTGATTCAAATTTGTAATCAGTGCCATGTATTAACTGTACCCCATTGATATAAACGTTTACTGCCTTGTTAGTTAATTTTGTAAGATCAAAACTTGTAGCAAGTGGAAAATATTGTGTTGATGTGTTTTCAACTAAATGTTCTGACTTTTTAAAAGTTCCCACTCCAAGCATATCACTGAAGTAAAAAGGCATATCATTAGTCTTGTTTTCATTTAATTTTTGCATCACCTTGTCAAAATGAATTTTAGTTGCACCATCAAATCCTAAAGTAGTTGCTGTTTGTAAAAACATTTTTCTAAATTTACCATATTGTGATCTAGCATATCTCATTGCCAATATGATATTTGCTTGTTTGTTTGTGATGTGATAGTTTGCTAAATTAAAAGGTCCACTTGATTGTATAAACTTTGTTCCATAAGCAGACAAGTTTCCTAAATCACGTAAATTTCCTGTGCCTGGAAAAGTACCCGTAAAGTCTTCACGCATTTCAACAATGCTTGATACATGATCATTTACTTCACCAAGTGTAAACGATCCTATATTATTGTTAAGTGGATTTCTTTCTAAGTTACTTGCAATTTCATACACACCGTTTGCATTTTTCTGTGCATCACTTTTTGTTTTAATTACAAGTATGTCATCTTTTTTGAGATCTTTTACAAATCTTACAAATGCTGTTCCATTTAATCTATTGATTGTAAAGTCAGTGCCACTTTTCTTTGCTTTATTGTTTACATATATTCTAGTAAACAAATCATTTAAGTCACCGCTTCTATTATAAACATCTATGGCAAAATCATTTAGCTGTGTATCTACAACATAAATTCTTCGTACCAATTGTTTGCTGTCCTCATAACCTTTAATCCAACCAGATGCGTATGTGAATGTAGTTCTGTCTGTGTATCTTTTCAAAAGACCTACGTCTGTTTTTCCTGTAAGTGTAGCATTTAAATTTTGATATGTAAATGTGTCGTTGAGCAAATTAAAATCAAACACAATATCACCTGTGTTTACAAGAGCTCTGTATGTTAAAGGAAATCCTAATACAGCATCATTTGTGCCTGTGCCTTTCTTGTAACTGAATAATTTTGTCCCTGTAAAAGTTGAACTTGGATAAGTTGTTTTATCAGTAAAAGCATTTCCATTGACATCAAACAAATCAAAGGTTGGGCTTTGGTTTACAGAAGTCTTGTCTTGCCCTGCCAACCACTTGGTACCGTTGTAGTACCACATTTTTCCTTTGTATTCGTCACCTTGTTTAATTAACACACATTCATTTTCTAAAGGATTTGTGTCTGTTTCTTCAACTAAACTAATTTGTCTTACGTTGTTATGCGTAATAAATTTTACTTTAAAAATTTTACCTGCTACTCTAGTGTCTGGATCTGCTGTAAACAAGATACGCATATTGTCGCCAACATCAACTCCATCAATGTTGTAACCTATGGAACCTTCTACTATACTAAACACATCATCTGTGAATGTGTCTAAAAGATCAACGTCTTTTTTTGCTTCGGTTCCAAAGTTAAAAAGTTTAATCTGTGATTCAAATTCTATAATTGGTCTTGCCGCTCTACCTGTTTGATTTATATCTGCAGGTTCATCAAGTACTAATGCAACTGTTTCTAAAACAGATTTATGAAACCACTTGTTATATCTTGACCAAGGACTTCTGCTTGTTGCAGATCTGTTCTGTACAATATAATCATGTGTGTTTGCGTATGCACTTGCAGTACTAAATGGACTTCTATCAAAACCTTCTGAATCAAATGGATTAGCTCTGCTTGTTGAATAGGTTCCAGGGATCATTACTTCCTGTTCTGATATTAATTTAATTGCATCTCCTACACCTTCTACATACCAATTGCCTTCTGCATACTTGGCTGGTGTAACTGTGCCTTGGAAATCTACTTTCATACCATTTGACATTTCATAACCATTTGTCATCTTGTATGTTTTCTTGCCAACAATTTCTGCTTCTACATCTATTTCTGTATTTTCTTGCACATCATATACTTGTATCAATCCACTTGCATTAATGTCATTTCCGTTTACATAATATAATGTGTCTGGGGCAAGTAAATCAACTGTGAATTCAATTACGCCTACATCTGTTGTATGTGAACTATCACTTAATCCTTCGCTGTACAAATAATCATTGTCAAGTGTACGAGCAGTTCTAATTGACAAAGGCATACCCGGAGTGTTTACTTCAAACTTGTATGTCTGTCCTCTATATAATTTTAATGTTGGATTGTTTGTTTTTCCATCAGGTGTAAACACGTATGCTTTGTTATCCAAGTTGTCTATGCTTGTAACTTTGTATGTGCTTGTAATTCCTTTTGCTTGTCCTACCACAGGAATTGCTAATGGACCATTTGGTAACCAATAGTAATCTCTAAAATTGGTAAACTTATCCCAGTCTATATGAGGATTCCAAGAATAGTATTCTTGTTTAAAAGTTTTGCTGTCATCATCAACAGTACCATTGAATGCTTTTATTTGATTTTTTAAATCGTTGTAATCTTTATAAAAAGTTACATTGTTTAAATTATCTTTGATAACTGTTGCTGGTTCAAATTGATATTCTTCTCTTTCTGGACTTACATCAGGTACATAATTATCAGACGCCTTTCTTGCTGTTGCAATTCTTCTACCGTAGTAGGAACTGATTTTTTCAGCTACGCCTGGATTTAGTAATTGATCAAGTGTTGCACTTAAAAACTTTTTATTGTGTGCTGTGCGAAAATATTTAGGCAGATGTTCTGCACTAGTTCTTCTGTGCTGATCACTATTGCTTTGATCTCCTGCCGGTAATGGATATTCTTCTTGGTTAGCATTATAGGCCATTAGTATCCACTCCCAGAGCCGCCGCTATATCCACCACCTGAACCTGAACCACCTGATCCTCCAGAACCGCCAGAGCCACCTGAACCGCTTGATCCGGAGCCTGAACTAGAACTGCTAGAACTTGAAGTTGTTGTTCCTGATGAACCTGAACTATATGAACTTGCAACCGAACCTGATGAATAAGTTGTACCGCTTGTTACACCGGTTGTTCCACTTGCTGATGTAGTAACAACGTTGCCTGATGCTTTTAATTTACTTGCTGTAATGGCATCAATAATAGCAACATCATCTACAGTAGCACCACTTATAAAAATTTCATCTGCTTCTGATTTGATCTCATATAAACTTCCAAATGCTTGACTTTCTTGCTTTGGAACAATTACTAGATTTACAAGATCAGGCGCTGTTTTGTTCATAACGTAAGTAGCCATCTCTGAGAAATGAAAAGTATCACCAAAATCCCAATTTTCTAAAGCAAAATATTCATTCATTGCAGATACAACTCTTGCTTTTATGTCGTTGTCATTTACAACTTGATCTGGATTTTTAACAATCTTAATACTTGCCTGTAATCGAGCATCTGCTTTTGCTCCAAATAATACTTTGTACTTGACTGGATGATATATTACATCATCACTAATAGATTTAATTTTGCTTATTGCTGATCCATAGTTGTTAAACAAATTATCACTGCTAGGTGGTAAAGGCAAACTATCCAATGTACCGTCAAGGTATTTTCTAAAGTTTGTGTCATAAGTTCTTGTTAACAAGTACGTGTCAACAATGTTACTTGAACTTGGATCTATTCTGCTGTCATCGTCTGCAGAATGTATGTAATGAAATTTAAGTCCTGCTCTACCTACGTATGCTTTGTAGTCAGTTGTTAAAGCCAATGATGCACTAGTTTTACTGTAGATTTTAAATACTGCTTCTGTTACAAGATAAAACACTTGTCCGTCATCGTATTGACTTAACGCACCAACAAAACTTTCATTTTGTTTTACAAGAACTGTGCTTGTGGCGTTGTCCATGTATTTGTAATCTTCAATACCATCACTTGTTGTGTATTTTTTAAGAAATACATATTTTGTTAATGGATTAGTTGTTTCATCAACTAGTGTTACAAAAGTTTCTGGATCATCAACTACACCATCATCATCTGAATCAAAAAATGTTATTTCAACTTTTTTACTGTCTATGTATCCGTCACCGTCTCTATATTCTGCAGAAACTTCCCAAGGATAATCTACATTGAAAGGTGATGTTGAATCTGGTTGCGTGTTTATGTTTAACACTTTAATTTTATCTTTTATAATTTGTCCTGTTCTATTATCATAAATTTTTTGTGTGCTATCATAATAGAATCTTATTTCTTCATTACTTTCAAAAATATATCTTTGTCCTCTGGTTGTGATAGTATATTTTTCTCCGTCTGTTTCAAATAATAGTAACCAACTTGCATCTAATTGCTGATCTGTAACATCACCTGTTTTACCTGTGCTAAATGCACTTGATATATCTAGGTTGTTTTCAGTAATCATTCTCCACTGTCTTAAGTTACTGTCATATCTTAATCCAAAAGTTTTGTAAGCAAATATTTGATCCGTCATTTGTGATTGTACATCTGCTAATAAATTTTTACTGAATTTTGGTTTAAGTTCTGACAAAATAGCATTAGAATCTACTAGATCATTTAACACAATAGGTCCTGATCCATCTGCATTGTCAGTTCTTCCGTCACCAGTGACACTTACAACTTTTACCCATTTATAAGTAATTGCATTTTTATGGTTAGGCAATCCTTGCATTAGTTTGTGTGAATTATCTGCCATAAAGTGAAAACCTGTTGGAGCAGTAAATTTTAACAATGTTCCTGCTTCAATAAATTTTAATGCACTTGCAGTAAAACTTCCTACTTGTAAAGCTGTGCTGTTAGAGTCAACAAATTTACCTGTTGACATATTTGTTTTAGTTGTTGATCCTGACCATTTAGCACCCAAGTCTGCAACAAGTGTTTTTGCAAAATTTGTAAGATAATAATTTACCATTGACTTTTTACTCAACAATGGTGTTACAGTATTTGCAATAGTGCCTTGGATATCTGTTTTAGTTACAAAAGTAAAACTAGTTTTTTCTGTGAAACTGTCTTTGTACAATACACCGTCATCACCATACAAGTTTGTGCTTGAATATTTTCCTGTTGCATCTAATAAATCATAATATCTTGATATACCAGAACTTGTTCTGTTTACACTTTTTACTTTAATAATTTCTTGACTTATGCTTAATGGACTTACTTGATAATCCTCACCAGTAACCATTCTGTTTTGTGTGTAATAAGTTGCAGGTGCATTTTCTCTAATACTTGCATTACTTTCAGATATTGTTGCGTTGTCTACTGTGTATTTTAATTCTAGTGATAAACTTAATGACTCACTGTTTCCTGCTTTAGATGTGTAAGGAATGTTAATACTAATTGCAACTAGATCTGATGGATTAATATTGTATTGATCATTTAGTGATGTTCTGTAATAAGTTCTAAAAGATCCTTGTGGTAAGTTACCAAATGTTCCGTCACTAAAAATTAAATCAACTGCATCTTGTGTTTTACTTAATACGCCATAAATGTTTCTAACACTTTTACGCAAACTATTGTAAACAATATTGTTACCTTCAATAGCATCAACCTTTGTCCACAGTTGATCCTCAGCACCAATTGAATTTAATTTGTAAAGCCAAATGTCTGTGTTATTAATATTTGTTGCTTCTAAACCTACAGTTTGATTCGTGCTTGGATTATCAATAGTAAATGTTCCTGTGTCAAGTACACCTTGTCTGAAATGTGCAAAATATCCTGAGTTAGAACTGCCAGGTCCTCTGCCGTCATCTCTGTACAAGAATCCTAAACTGTTTCCTGGCAATGGTGCTTCTTCAGAAATAACACCATCGTTAACATCTGTTGACACAACTTGAAACTGCATATTCTTTCCATCAACATTTTTACTAAATGTGTAAACTGGCACATCTGAATTACTTGCATCAAATCTATATTGGAATGTGGGTACACCTTCAACATTGTCTTTCTTGATAGGTTTACCTACTATGCTGTTTGTTGGTAAAGCCGCATTCAGTACTTTTTCAAATTGTTCACGCCAGTTTGTGTTTGCAGGATCGTTCCATAAAACTGTTTGGTTTGCTAGATTAGTTCCATTGCTGTCAACAATATCTTCTGTTGTTGCAATAGATTCAAACTTTAGCAATCCGTTTGCTGTTTGATTTCTCTTTGGATTGTAAGAAAGAAGTCTAGCTAAACGCAGTATTGATTCTCTACGTTCAGCTAACTCTAAAAAGTTTTCTCTTGCATTTAAGTCAATTCTAAATGAAATGTTTTGACCGAGGAAAGCAATAAGATCAATTAATGCTAGATACTCACTTGATTCGATGTAATCGTTAAAATCTTCTGGATAATTTTGTCGCAAATAGTTGATCATTGTTCTACGCAGATTGTCAAAATCATATGACTTGAAGTCTGCGTTTCTAAATGACTGATAGACCTTTTTCCAGTCTTCAGCTAACAATAATCTGTTTTGTCTATTTGTCGATGACATTTGCTTTCCTTATTATAACTATTTATTTTAATCCATTAAGTGTGTACTTAATACTGTCCCGACTCTTCATCGAATTTAAGCCTCAAACGTTCGGAAATATTGTATGGTAGATATGTCAAATCCACGTCTACTAATATTCCACTTTCGTAACTATCACACTCTATGGAGTTTACAACAACACGTGGGTCGCTGTTTACTATATCACTTACATTTTTGGCTATTGCTTCTTTCATATCTTCTGTAAGTGGCTCATATATGGCGTCCCAAATAATTGTTCCAAATTCTGGATTCATCAGCTTTTCACCTTGTTTTATGTGAAAACTGTTGATAATATCTTGTTTGATCAACGAAATATCAAATAATGACTTGCTGTTGTTATCAGGGTTGACTGTGCTTATACCTTTGTATGCACGATTGGTTGTGCTAGGTTGCTTGTTCTTACCTGATGGAACTGTAATTTTTTTGTATAACTCTGCCATATCAATATTTACCTATGCGGAAAACTCCTTTTTAAACACATCTGGAGTCGTTGGTGTTGGCAACGGATTTGTTACAGTTGTTACTAAATCTCTATCAGTAACAGCAATCTTAAATGCCAACGGATTTAAATTTTCATGATGGTTCCAAGGTTCAGCTTGTGGCGACCTTTGTGAAAGAATACCAAGGGTCGTATGACCCGGTACGCGGTGCGTAGACAGAGCGGACGCGACAGCGGCCGTAGCCGCCTGCGGTCCATTCATATGGATTTCGGAAGCGGTTTCTGTATGGTTGCCTCCGCTGAGTATATCAGTTGTGGATCCAGCAGTGAGTTTGTTTGCTCCGCCTGTGTTAACATCAAAGTCTGAGGTTGTTGTGATCTTTGTGCTACCGCCTACCAATATGTTCGTGTTCTTGCTTGATTCTATCTGCACCCTGCCCTTGTTGATCTTGTCGCCAACATAGTTGCCTGATGCTTTGATGCTGAGATTGGCACCTGCTTCTATTGTGATGTTTCTGTCTGCGGTAAAATTAAAATCATTTTTTGTGTGCATACTGATTGAATCTTCTGCAAATATATCAATCTTGCCATCTGAAGTTAATTCTATCCAAGCAGTTCCTCTGCTGTTGCCAATGTATATTAGGTCTTCTGTGTTGTGCAACAGTATTTGGTGTCCTGTACGTGTACGCAAACGCACCAACTCGTTGTGTGGTCTTGTGACATCACCATCTGTTTCTCCCAGGTTAACATTTGCATAATCTGGTGATTCTTCACTTGGAGATTTTTTTCTTAAAAATTTATCGTTACCATCATCAAAGACCAAACTGGTTCCGCCCAATCTTGCCTTGAATATGTTGTTGAAGTTTTCATTTGTTCCTACTCTGACCTTTGGTGATCCTGATGTTTTGTCAATAGGTCCTGGAGTTGATAATCCAAACACAGCACTAGGAACTTCACGTCTTGCACTTGAACTGGTAATACCACGTGTTTCATCTTCCAACAATCCTTGTGATTGCAACATTTCTGTGATTAATTTTTGATAAGGCTTTTTAAATTTTGTTGGATCAATGCCAGTGCCTGTTTCAATTTGTTTGTTGTATTCAGTGACTGGTAGCTTTTTGCCCTTGAGATCGTCTGGTGTGCCGTCAGTGGTAAAAGTTGATGCCGCATGATCCGGAACTGAATGGTTCATGAACTTGTCGTTCACACAACCTAACCAGTAACACAGATTAGG